CTCCTTTTTGTAAATCTCCGTTAGCATCTTTGTTCTGCCATTCTACATATTGACAGCGCCACCTACCTAGTCTATGCGCTATCTTATCCTTTAGCTCATTTCCTTTCGTGTCGTTGTCTAATCCTATAATAAACTTTTTTACATCTTTTAAATACTTCTCTGAGTTCTTCCAGTATTCATCGTTATCATTCGCTCCATTAGGAACGCTTATAGCCGACTTTATACCTATGTGATGCAGAGCTAAAACGTCAAACTCACCCTCCACTATCCAAACCTCTGACTCTCCTACTACAGAATTAATATTATAAAATATACTTTTACCTCCTGCTGTTTGTGTAAAGTTCTTTTGAGCTGACCTATATTTTTTGTTTACTACAGTATCGCCTTCAAAGTAATTAAATACAATATTACTACATTCTTTTTTTAGTTGTGGTTGATATTGTTTTTCTTCTGTTACTCCTAACTGAATAAGTGAATGCTGTCCTATTGCTCTCTCATTCTCTACCCATTTAACCATACCTTCAGATAGTTTAGTAAAGTTCTGCCAGTCTTGACTTGGTAGTATTACCTTTGGTTCGTATTCGTTCTTATCTCTAAAAGTTAGCGCACTACAGTAGTGACATTTGCCAAAGCCCTCATTATGGTTTATCTGTAAGCTCTTGTCTGTTTTGTCGCTCCTAGAGTTATCACATTCAGGACAGCGTATCTTTTCTTGTCCTTTGTCCTTTCTAAAGTTAAGCGTATTCCATTCGATAAAGTTATTCATAGTGCTATAGTTCTTTTTGGTTTGTCAGATTTAAAGTTTTGTTTTGAAAACCACGCTCTAAAGTGTTTTCTAATCTCCTGTAAATCTCTGTCTAAATTATCGTCTAACTCTTGACCCTCCAAAAATATAACTAAAAACTTTTCTACCTCAATTAATTTACATTTATTTAGTTTAGCTATTCCTTCCTTCCAAACTTGAGAGTTAAAAAGCTCTTCTTTTATCTTATCTTTTCTTTTCTTTATCTTATCTACTTCTAAATGCTTGGGGTTTGCTTCTGTTTTGCTTAAGCTTTGCTTTCCTTTTGCTTTACCTCCCCTTCGTCCTGCTTCTATTCTTTTACGCTGTAACTCAGTTAGTTCACTTCTTTGCTCATCTAAGAAAGGTATAGTAATATCTCCATCGCTTTCGAAAATAAATTTATAGTTCACTAAGAGTTTTGTGTTAGTTTTGCCTAACTTCTTATTAAGTTCTGCTGTAGTTATGAGGCATTCTTTGTGCCAGTAGTGGCAACATGCACTTAAAAAGAGTCCTTGAACTCTATAATTTTCGTCAGATATTCTACCTAGTAGCCACTCTGAAACATTAAATTTAAAATATGGTAGTTCTTTTGCCATAATATTAGGTATAAAAAAATCCTTTAACAGCGTTCGATAGTGCAAATCTACTAGCCGTTAAAGGATTCTTGTGTTATTAATATTATGCGTAGCTGTTTTTGCACTTCAGCCTACATATATCTATTGTAATTATTTATTTAAGTTGTACAAATATAAGCTATTTTATTTTGTATCCGTTGCTTAAAAATAAATCTATTACCTTCCTAAAAGGGTAAATCGTCTTGCGCCTCAGCTTGTATAGTTTCTTGCGCTGTAGTCTGACTATCGTCCTTTGTGCATCTCCAACTCTGTAGAGTAGTGAAATACTTTCCTTTCCACTCATTTGTATTGACATTAAATTTTACATTTACCTTATCACCTACTTTGTTAAACTTTCTAAACATTGTACTAGCATCCTTTCCGAATACTTCAAAAGCGTAAAGATTGTTATACTGTTCGTCTGTGGTTAGTGTGTAAGTTAACTTTTGCCAGTTGTCTCCTGCCTTGTTTACTCCTTCTACTGTTTCGCTTATTGTTTCAATAGTTCCTTTTACTTCTAAATCCATAATTCAATTTTTAATTGTTAATTCATTTTCCCTTTTTTCTGACGCATCTATTAAACTTAATGTAAATAATAACCTGTCTTTATTATTTTCTATACAACTTAAATAATTTATTAAAGCGTCAAATACTACTTGTTTAAATTCTTGGTTTTTAGATATGCCTCCCCAAATAGCTAGTGCCAGTTGTTCGTGTGCTGCTGTAGTAAATAAAGAATCGCAATCATCCTCCCTGCCTCCTGATGCTCTAATATATAATAAAGATGTGTCTAGCTCAGGACTTGCATTTTTAATTAAATTTAAAACATCTAAGTCTAAGTCTATTAATTCCTGTTTTCTTTTCTCTGTTAATTCCATAGTTTAATTTTTTGTAAATATACTAATTTTTATCGATATAAATCCATTAGTTTGGTACATAGTTCGTTATGATATTCCCTATACTCTTTGTCTATTTCTATTAGTCCTTTTATTTTTTTAATCGAATGCAAAGCTGTTGCATGGTCTAGGTTAAAAATATCTCCTATTTCGGTTAGTGTTATCTTACGAACTTCGCGCCTTAAAAAGTATGCAGTAAATTGCTTTGCTCTTATTATTTGAGCATACCTGTTCTTTTCTTTTATTGTTTCCAGTGGTACGTCAAAATATGCAAATATTATTCTGCAAATATTGTCTATGTGTTTATCGTGGTTTAAATACATTTGTTTGTGTTTTCTGTAGACTTCTTCGTCTACTGTTCTTAAATAGGCTTTAATCCCTTTGTCTGTTAAATAATGAGCTTGGTACATTTGTAAATAAGTTTATATCTGTGTCTATTAATATTAGTTTTCTGTTTAAGTTTTGTTCTAGCCATTTGCCTTGACTATTATACCACTCTACAGCTTCTTTTTTAGTTCTGTAGTACCTAGAATACTCTTCTAAGTTTCCTTTACTATTATAGACCTTGTAAATGTAGGGTTTATATCTATCCTCCTTTCTCATTAGTCTAGTATTAATTGCTTGTTCAAAATAGAGTCTTTGTATTCGTTATAAAACTCTCTACAGTCTTTTACCCTCTGTGCTATTAGCTCCTCCTTTTCTGTGTCTCTTTCAAATGAAATACAAGTAACTCTTAAAAAGGGGTCGTGACTATCTACTTTGTGAATCTTATAATTATCCCAGTCTTTTAGTAAGTAGTCAGGAGTTGAAACCATGCAGTAAGCTAACTCTGCTTTAGGCTTATTGTATAGCATCATATAGCCTCTTAGTTGCCATTCGTATCCAGTTTTAACTGCGTCAATATCCTCAGGGCTTGCAGGAAACGTTTCTAAAGACCAACTAGACTTAATGTCAATAATCTTATCCCCTGCGTTTATATCGCATTCACCTGTTATAAACTCATTAGATAGCCTTTCTGTATTCTTTAGATACAAAGTACCATGTACCTCATTGTAAAGGTCTATACTCGTATCCTCCATGTCTATTCCTTTGGTCAGATACTTCGAGTCTATTGTTGACTTGTAACCAAATAAGTCCTCCTTAACAAGTTCCTTAATGTAGGTCTTGCAAGTTGCTGATAATAATTCTGTCTTTTTTCTAGGGTTTGTCATAATCTTTCCTAATGCGCTGCTTCTAATTTTCATAATTTTAGTTTTTAATTGTTATTTGTTTTTAGTTTAATTTTGTTCCTGTTGATAATTCGTATAATTTCAATAAATCTTCAATTGTTTCTATTTCGAAATATAAGAAATCCAAATCCTCACGGTTTTCTTGGAGTATAGCTACGCAATAATCTGTAAAATTTTCATCAACTTCAACAATATCTACACATAATAAAGTTTCAAAATCAAGTCTTATTTTCCATCCGCATAAATTAGAATCATCTACTTCAAATCCTAATTCCAATAATGATTTTTCCGATAAAATAGTTTTTGTTTCTGTCATTGTTATTTTTTTATATAATAGTTTTCTAATTCGAAAGCATGAGACCTTTCCAATAATTCTATGCGAGTTTCTTGCGCTTTTACTAATTCTTTATAAGCCTCTATTGTGCTTTCTAAAACAATAATTCTTTTGTCTGCTGTCTCTAGTTCGTTTCTTAGTATAGTTTCCATAATTGTTAGTTTAATTCGTTATATCGTTTAATTTGTGCCTCTGTGATTATGTACTTTGCTTTTAAGTCCTTACCATCTGTACCCTTTAGCTTTTCAGCTTGAGCGTCTGTAGCTGTGAACTTTCTTTTAGTTGGTTGGTTGTTTTCCTGAGTTCCGCAAGCATCAACATCCTTGTCTGTAATAAGTCCTAACATAGTACTAAGGCTGTATCTTCTCAGGTAGGTTATTCCACTCCCTAAAGTTTGGTAGTCGTTCATTCCTTTTAAGCTAACTTGTGGGATTTCTGAGCTTCCTTGTATTTGCTCTCCAGAATCTACATGAAATATAGTAGTAACTAAGTTCCTTCCATCTAGTATTTGATAGAATGCTAAACCATGCTTTTTTAATAGTGGTTTAATTACTTTAAATATTGAGTTGAGGTTTGAATAAGTATAATTAAACCCTTTTGTTTCTTCGTGAATAGTTGGCACTTCATTCTGAAAGTCTGCCAGTGCTTTGAATAGTGTTTTCATTTGTTTAAGTTTTTATGTTTGTTTATTAATTTCTGCTCTTGTGCTTCGCGTTCTGTAGCGTGGTGTGAGATGTCTTTAGTAGTGTAAGTACCGTTATCCCAAAAGTCAGTAGTAAATACTTCGTAAAGGTCTTTGTTTACTTTTTGCACCTCGTGTAGCGAATGAGTTAGTTTTCTTTTCATTAGTTAAATTTTAATTGTTTAGCCATTAATAAAGCACCTACTAATATGTAAGCGTACTCGTGTCCTTCTCTTTGATACTTTTCTTTAAAAGTTTTAATCATAGCCTCAATAGATTCGCATTGAGATTCTGTTTTTAGCGTTGCAATACTTTTGCAAATTTTGTTAAATGATGTTTCCATAGTGTTATAGTTTTTAGTTAAAGTAAATAATATAGCAATCTTCGTTATATATAAAATGGTGATATTCTTGCTCTGTTTTCCTTTCTACATTTAATTGGTGACTACCTAAAACAGGTATTAAGT